CGGCAAAGGCGTTGCAACGGTTCGCGTTCCGCAAACTGACGTAACTCCGTTAAACGTAACCTATAGCAATGTTCAGGCGACAATGTCTGATTTTATCGCTGCTGAGTACTCAGATATCTTTCATCAGTCTCATGTTAACTTTGATGAGCGTAGAGAGCTGGTACAAGTTGTTTCCAAAGCAATAGCTAGACGTATGGATCAACTTTGCATCGATGCTCTTGATGCGGCTTCATCACCGTCAACAGTTGCAACTGGTATTGGTGGTTCTACTACTAATATGAATATTGCAAAACTTCGTGCGGCTGCTAAAGCTCTTAATGAGAAAAACGTACCAGCTGAAGGTCGTCACCTACTGATGCACTCTTCTCAGCTTGATGCGTTGCTCAGTGAGACTGAAGTAACTTCGAGTGATTTTGCTGTGGTCAAGGCTCTTGTTCGCGGTGAAGTTTCATCGTTCATGGGCTTTAACATAATGACTATGGGTGATCGTGATGAGGGTGGCGTTCCAAAGCCATCAACTCGTACTTGCTTTGCATGGCACGAAAGTTCAATGGGTTATGCCGAAAGTATCTCACAAAAGAGTGAGGTTAACTACATACCTGAAAAGACATCTTTCCTAGTCAGCTCCATGTTCTCAGCTGGAGCAATAGCGATCGATGATGATGGTATCGTAAAAATTTCATGTACTGAGTAAGGAGACAGATATATGGCTTTTTCAAGTACCGGTTTGGTAAACTACGGTGGAGGTAAGAAAGGTGATGCACCTGGCCTCTACGGTTACTCAACAACTGATGCGATTGGTGATGTAAATACCGCTGGGTATTTTAACACATTGTCAGATGTTCTTGCGGTCGGTGACACGATCTTGGTTCGCTCTTCAACAGGCGGCACACAAGCATTGTCATGGGTCTACGTTGCAAGCAACGCAAGCGGTGTTGTTGACGTAACAGACGGTCTAACAATTACAGCGACCGACTCAGACTAATTAATATGGGGCTGGGTAACTGGCCCCTTATACACATTGGAGGGTTATGATGGCCGTAGGCGATACAGATTTATCTATTTGCTCAGATGCTTTGATTTCGCTGGGGGCTTCGCCCCTTTCTTCTTTTACAGAAGGAACTGACGCAGCTCAGGCTTGCGATCGATTATATCCAGATTTAAAAAATACATTACTAAGCACTTATGTCTGGTCTTGGACATTAGCCAAGATCCAGCTGGCTAGATTATCAACAGCTCCAATAAATGAATGGGAACACGCTTATCAAATGCCTGGCGATCATTTAACTGGTGCGTTGGCAGTGTTTGAAACGGATGGCACAGCTCAAAGATCTGTTCGTTATGGCTGGGAGATATATGGCGATCAGTTAGTAACGAACATGGATACGGTCTTTATTGATTATCAAAGAACTATAACTGAAGCCAAAATGCCAAACTATTTTGTTCGTTTGCTAAGGACAGCACTAGCAGCTGAGTTAGCAATCGTTATTACAGATCAGGCAACAAAAGCTGATTATTTTAGAGCGCTTGCCTATGGATCTCCTGGAGAAAATGGTCGAGGTGGATTAATGCGTGAAGCTATGAACATCGATGCAAGGGGTCAATCAACACAAATTATTGAGGACTATTCTCTAATTCAAGTGAGGCAGTAAATGCGTGTTACTCAGTTTCAAACAAACTTTTCTGTCGGTGAATTAGATCCTTTATTAAGAGCTAGAACAGACCTATCTCAATATCAAAATGCTCTGGAAGAAGCAACAAATGTTATTATACAGCCTCAAGGCGGTTTAAAACGCAGAGATGGGCTAAAGTTTATTTATGACTTTGGAACAAGTTTTACAGATTTTAAACTTATACCTTTTGAGTTTAGCGTCACAGATAGTTTTCTTTTAGTTCTAGTTGTTGGCCGGATCTATGTATTCAAGGCTGGTGTTCTGCAAGCAAACATAAACGGAACAGGTAATGATTATATAGCTGCCTCAGATATCACTGCTGCGATGTTAGATGAATTAACTTTTACCCAGGCTGTTGACACACTCATTCTATGCCATGAAGATTTGCAAACAAAAAGACTTGTTAGAAACACAGATACAAACTGGACTTTAGAAAACCTCCCGCTAACAAATCTGCCTCAATATCCTTATGCTTTAAGTACACACTCACCAAATTTTACAATTACCCCCAGCGCAGTATCAGGAAACATTACAATAACAGCTTCAAGCGTAACGACAGATACCGGAACTGCCCAGGCTGGGGGCGCTAGTACAATTACACTAAAGGCGTCGTCTGCGTATTCGGCTGATGATCAGCCTAACGGAATGTCCGTTACACTTACCTCTGGTACTGGCTCAGGACAATCTAGGTTTATTGATGATTATGTAGCGTCAACTAAAGTAGCCACAGTATACCCACCCTGGACTACAGCACCAGATAACACAACAGGATACAAGGTTGAGGCTTTCTCAGCGGCAAGCGTTAATGAATTTGCCCAGGTAGATACTACTTTTGGACGAGCCAGGTATGTAGAGTTTGTTAGCGCAACAGTAATGAAGGCAGTCACAGAAGTTCCGTTCTTTGATACGAGTGGCGTTGTAGCTGGTAATTGGAAGAGTGAACATGGCTATGAGGATGTCTGGAGCAGCACACGAGGCTGGCCAAAATCAGCTACGTTCCATGAGGGCAGATTATATTTTGGTGGATCAAAGTCCAGACCCAATACCATATGGGGATCAAGAGTTATTGATTTCTTTAACTTCGATCCTGGCACTGGATTGGATGATGAAAGCGTTGAAGCAACCATAAACACTAATCAATTAAATAGTATTGTGGCCGTAATTGCCGGAGCTGATCTTAGAATATTTACTACTGGCGGTGAGTTTGTTGTTATTCAGTCAGAAGATTCTCCGGTTACGCCAGCAACTTTTCTTATTAGGCCACAAACAAGACTTGGCGCAAAGCCAGGCGTTCCGATAGAAGATCTAAATGGTGCGTCTGTATTTGTTCAAAGACAGGGTAAAGCCATAAACGCATTTCAGTTTGGGTCAGGTACAAACTCATACCAAGTACAACAGATATCCGTACTTTCATCGCATCTTATAAAAAACCCTGTTGATCTAGCGGCTCGTAGATCAACGTCAACTGATGAGGCAGATCGACTATTTATCGTTAATGGTGATGACGGATCTATGTCAGTGTATTCTATCTTGGTCGGACAAGAGGTTATAGCTCCCAGCTCGTTTACAACGAGCGGCAGTTTTATTGCCGTAGCCACAGAAATTTCTGATACTTTTTGTATTGTAAAACGTACCGTTAATGAGCAAGTTAAATACTATTTAGAAAAGTTTGACAAAGATGTAACTTTAGATAGCGCTAAGACAGGCACAGCGGCCTCCTCAACAACAATGGATCATCTTGAGGGAGCAACTGTTGAAATCGTGCGTGATGGCGTTGTAGAGCCAACTCAGACAGTTCCAGCTTCTCCGTTTACAATTACGTTTGTTAAAAATTCATTATCTACTTTCCAAGTAGGATTAGAATATACAGTCCAGGCAAAGACAATGCCAACTGAACCAGTATTAAGTTCTGGATCGGTGCAAGGTGTAAAAAAACGAATTGTCCAAGTTGATGCTCTACTTAATGAAACAAAAGATTTGGTAATCAATGGTAAACAAATATCGTTTAGAAATTTCGGTATTAATATTCTTGATACACCTATCCAGGCATTTACCGGATTAAAAACAGCGCATGGTATCTTAGGATATAGTGCTACCGGACAAATAACATTAACTCAAAATGTTCCGCTACCTATGACTGTATTAGGCTTGGAATATAAATTAAGTGTAGGAAACTAAAATGACTTCAGCATTAACCATTGGAATGTCGGTTGTTTCGGCAGCTGGTAAAATTAAATCTGGTCGAGCTGAAAGAGATCGATATCGTAGAGAGGCAGATCTAGTTGAGCTAAAAGGCCGAACAGAGGCCATAGCATTTAAACAAAAGGGTGCTGACATATTAAACAACCTAAACAATACTTTAGCGGCAATTATTGCAAGATCTGCGGCTGGTGGTGTTGATCCTACATCTGGATCAGCTGCGGTTTTGGCAACTGCCTCAACAGCTGATGGTATTACTGAAGCTAATATAGCCGCTGACAATGCTATACTCGCGGTTAACCAAGCTTCTGAGCAAGCAGATATTTATAGAAAAGCTGGAGATACAGCGTATAAATCATCAGTTATGGG